TTAAATGCACCGTATACTGCAAGTTATCGTAGTACTCTATCAATGTATGAATTAGGTGTTGTAACTAAAATTGATGCGGGAGATTTTAATTTATCATTGAATCCTAGTTTAACAATGGATGATGACGTTACGTATCAAACGTTTGCTAGTTCTAGTGCGTTTTCTCCTTACATAACTACAATTGGATTGTATGACGATTACGGACAATTGTTAGCAATTGCTAAATTAGCACAACCTATTAAAAAACGAGATGATGTTGATATGAATTTTTTCATACGACTTGATATTGATAAAAATATTTTACCGGGATAATGCATGATACGTTTAAAACAATTATTGCGAGAAATGTCTGATTCGGATATTCGTCGTTGTTTGGATAAAATTCAAAACAAACAATTCAAACTTATAGCACAAGGCGATAATGGTCGAGTTTATGAAATTAACGATGAAGACAAAGTATTTAAAATTACTAAAGAACAAGATGAATATGAAGTAGCACGTAATATCGTGAATCGTTATACTGAATTTACTACGTTTATTCCTGTTTATTACGTTGATGGTAAAAACATGTATATCATGGCAAATGCAACGGAATTACCAACGCGCATAAAACGTGAAATAGATTTGTTTATGCAAGACTTTGCTGTGTTTGCAAGAAGTGAAGGCGGAGAAGTTTCCATATTTGATTTTTTAGATGAAACAGATTCTATAGATCCGCTACTAGATAATTTTTTAAATGCGCTTAAAACTGATGTTAATAGAATAGGAATACCGGAATTTGATTTAGATTTAGATTTTCGATCCGATAATGTCATGATGTGGACCGGAAATTTAGTATTAGTTGATTGGTAAATATTTATTATATATGAAACAGAACCTATTAGAACGTATTATTAGAACAATGCTTTTTGAACAAAGCGAAGTTACTCCAATTGAATATGATCCAGAAGATATCCCGGTAAAAATTTCATTGATGAATGGTGCTGATAAAACAACTGAAAGATCAGAATACGAAGCTGCAGGTGCGGTATATGGATTTGATGTAAGAGTTATTGCAAAAAAATTCAAACCAAAACAAGAACCTGGCACGGATAAACAAAAATCTAAATTACCGAAAGTACGTGCTTCTGAAGATGTTTTATTTAAATCTATTAATGATGTGTTAAAACAACCGCAATTTGCTAAAGTAACAAATATTTTAAACCAAGATCATGTGGCACTGATAAGTGGAGATTTACGACCATCTGCTAGAGTTTTTTCTTTTAGATGTTGGGTATTTGACCGTGAATTTTTTGCTAATCAAACTGAATTGTTTTTAAAGAAAGATAAAGATACAACTGGCGATCAGGTACAAATATTCATACGAACCCTCGAACGAATAGGCGATTCTTCAATAAACAAATTTGAAAATGGAGAATATTATGCGAAACAATTGTTACTAGAAAAAGGTTTAAATCGACAAAATGTAGATCCAAATGGATTAAAACAATATGAAGAATGGTACAACAAATTAAAAAAAATTAATATTACATTACCAACCGTAGATTTTACAAAAATAGATATTAGCAAATTACCAGAAGCGCCAGTTAACGAGCCAGATCCTCCAATTGAAAAAATATATACTATCAACCTAAACGGCAAAGATGTAGATCTATATAGTAAAATGGAAAATCAAGAAATAACAATTATTTTTACATTTTTAGCAGATAAAATTTTAAGTAAAGTTACAAAAACGTTTTTATTTACAGGAGATATATTAGATGATAAATATGAACAAGATATAATTCAATATATAGGTTCTGTAACAGATCCAGTTACGATGAATAAAATATTTATTGGAACGATACAAGCTGAAGCTTATAATTCTGCTACTCTAGAATTAGAGTATCGTTTTTGGCAAGGAACAATTACTGATTTTAAATTTTGGGAAGAAGGCGGCGGCATAATGAAAGATTATCTAGTATCAGGAGATGTAGAAAATGGAGTTTTTGTAGATTCGGCAACGATAACGAAGCCGAATGGAAAAACTAGTACTTGGAAAGAATATATAGATTGGAAAAAATCTAATTAGAATAAATAAAATAATAGTTATGGCAAAAAATCATTGGCACAGCGCTGGTAGTTCAAAACGAGCTGCTGCATATAAATACGGTTACAAATCAGGATTAGAACATGTTGTAGCTGAACAAATAAAATCAGCTGATTATCCTTTGAAATATGAAACTGAAACATTAAATTACATAGTACCGGAGCGTCAAGCAAAATATACTCCAGACTTTGTATTCGTTAAACGTAACGGCGAATTAATGTTTATTGAAACTAAAGGACGATGGACTAGTGCGGATCGTTTAAAAATGAAACATGTATTAGCATCGAATCCTGGAATTGATATTCGCATGGTATTTCAAACTCCTACTCAAAAAATATCTAAAGGAAGCCAAACTACATATGAAGCATATGCTGCAAAATTAGGAATTAAACATGTTGCAAAAAAAGAAATTCCTGCAGAATGGTTCGCGGAATGTCTACGTGACGGAGAAGAAGTTATCGATGTTAAGAAATTTTTTACGTAAAGATTTGAAATGTGAAAAATTTTTAATACATTCAATGAAATTAATGTTTCATATTAATTAATGATTGATTCAGTATTGAATCGATCGTTAGACCAGAAATGTAATGTATGTGTCTAACCAATATTATTAATTATAATATATTAATATAAATAATTGGATTAATACAGTATTTTATTTATATTATATTAGTGAAGAATATTAAATTATTACAATTATTAGAATCAATTCTAGGTAAAGGTAAATCTACTTCTGGTAATAATATCGCATTCTTTTCTCCGTTTGTTTCTCACTATAAACCAAAATTAGAAATTGATATTCACACAAATTCTAACGGAGAAAATCCATGGCACTGTTGGATATCTGATAAAAAAGGACGCAGCATTGCGTCGTTATTCAAACAATTAAATCTTCCCAAAGAACGTTTCGAACAATTGGAACGGATAATTGAATCTACAAAATACCGACAAACTACAGTTACCGTATCTAAGCCAGATGTTGTACAATTACCGGTAGATTACAAACCATTATGGATTAAAAAAAATACTCCGGATTATAAAAACGCAATACATTATTTAAATAATCGCAACGTTACTGTTTTTGATATAGTTAAATATCGAATTGGATATTGCGAAGCTGGAGAATATGCTGGTAAGATAATCATACCTAGTTATGACGCGGCCGGACAATTGAATTATTTTGTAAGCCGTGCTTTTTATAAGGCAGATACACAAAAACATAAAAATCCTAAAGTATCTAAAGACATTATTGGTTTTGATTTAACAATTAATTGGTCACAGCCGATAGTGTTATGCGAAGGTTCATTTGATGCAATTGCGGTAAAACGAAATGCAATTCCATTATTTGGAAAAATAATACAACCTGCACTACAAAAGAAAATCATACAAGAACGAGTACGAGACATTTATATTTGTTTGGATGCCGATGCATTGAAGAATGCAATTAGTATTGCAGAACGTTTCATGGCAGAAGGATTAAATGTTTATTTCGTAGAATTGCAAAATCAAGATGCAGCTGAATTAGGATTCGAACGCATTACGGAAATTATTGAAAATACCGATGTATTAACATTTGAACGTTTAATGCAATTAAAAATGGGACTCATATGGACATAAAACATTATGATATTGGATTAAAGTGGATTGATAAAATTTATCACATTTCCGACGTACATATACGAACATTGAAACGACATCGAGAATATCGAGAAGTGTTTCAAAACATGTTTAACTACATAGCACAACACGCTACTGATAATAGTATTGCTGTAGTTACTGGAGATATCGTTCATAGCAAATTGGATATGTCTCCGGAACTTATCGATATGTTAGTTGAATTTTTCGATGGGTTTACGATTCCAACCGTAGTGATACTAGGCAATCATGATATGAATTTGAACAATATGCATCGCGTTGATGCTATAAGTCCAATTCTCAATGTTATAAAAAATCCTAACATTATTTTTGTTAAAGAAAACGGATTGTTTGAAATTGCCAACGTCGTTTTCAATCACATGGCAGTAGATGTTCCACCTAGCGAATACATTAGAGCCAATCAATT